GGCCGACGACGAAAGCGAAACCCAAAAAGGTGGCTCGCGGCGGTACATCGCCGCAGTCGGCCAATGTTCGCGCGTGGCGCCGCCTGAATCGGGTCCAACTGGCGGAGCTCGCGGGCGTGCACCCTGACACCGTCACCGACTGGGCGAAGCAAGGGATGCCCGTCATTGCGGCAGGTGGCCGCGGCAAGGAGAGCGTGTACGATGCCGTCGCGTGCCTGGGCTGGTGGCGGCAACGGATGGGCAAGAACGCCAAGGAAGCCGCGCAGACACGCCAGTTCGAAGCCACCGCGGCGCTCAACGAGATGCGGCTCGCCGAGGCGCGGGGGTTGCTCGTGACCCGCGCGCAAGTGGTCGCCGAGGGCCAGACCTACACCAAGGCCTGGACCGCCGAGGTGCGGGCGCTGCCGCGGCGGCTCCGCAATGCCGGCCTGATCGTGCCGGACGCCGAGGGCCAGGTGGCGCAGTTGTGCCGGCAACTGCTCCTGGAGATCGCCGGGTGGAAGACCCCCGGCGACGCCAAACGTGCGGAGGACGCCGCCGTTGCCTGATGTCGCCGTCATCCCCGATTGGTGGGTGGAGAGCCCGCACCCGCTCACGGGTGATTGGGCGGCGGCTGCGGAGCCGCCGCCCGACCTCCTCGTCAGCGAATGGTCGGATGCCTCACGCCGGCTGCCGGCCACCAGCGGCGCCCGCGGCGGCCGCTGGCAAACCGACCGTGTCCCCTACCTGCGCGGCGTGATGGATGCCGTCCATGAGCCCGGCGTGCGCACGATCGCCTTGAAAAAGGCGGCCCAAGTCGGCGGGAGCGAAGCCCTCCACAACATCGTCGGGTACTTCATCGAACATGACCCGTCGCCGATGTTGTTTGTCCAGCCGACCGTCGACGTCGCCGAGGAATGGAGCAAGGAACGTCTCGACGACATGATCCGAGGCACGCCGGCCCTGCAGCGCGTCATCCGTGAACTCGACAGCACGCTGAAGTTGAAGCTGTTCCTCGGCGGGTATCTGGCGATCGGTGGCGCCAACACGCCGAACACCTTCGCCCGGCGGTCCGTGCGCATTGCCATCGGGGACGACGTGGACCGCTTTCCGGCCGTCGTCGGGGACGAAGGCGACCCCGCGGACCTCCTGGCGAATCGCACGATCAGCTTTGAGGACCTCGGCCCCCTGGTCATCTTTGTGTCGACCCCGACGCTCAAGTACGGGCGCATCGATACGCTCTACGAACGCAGCGACCAGCGACGGTACCACGTCGCATGTCCCGCGTGCGGCCGCTGGGATTGGGTCACCTGGAATAACCCGGCGCATTTTCGCGTGGCCTTCGATGATCGCGATCCCGCCACGGCGCGGCTGGAATGCCCGAGCTCGGGTCACGGTGGGTGCGGCGCGCCGCTCGATGAACCCGCGCGACAAGCCATGGTCCGCGCGGGCACCTGGCGCGCGACGGCCGTCGCCCAACAGACCGGTCTCGTCGGGTTCCATGTCCCGGCGATGGTGTCGACGCTTGGCATCACGCTGCCGTACCTCGTCGACAAGTGGCTGATGGCGCGCGTGAAGGGGAAGGAGTCCACGCGCGTCTTCATCAACACGGCGCTGGCCGAGGGCTGGGAAGACCGCGGCGCGCGGATGAACCACCAGGGACTGATGCACCGTCGAGAATCGTATGGCGACGACATCGAGGCGCCCTGGGCCGTGGCGGCCGTCACGTGTGGCGTGGACGTGCAAAGCGATCGGTTCGAGCTCACGGTGATGGGGTGGGGACCGGCTGAGGAACGGTGGGTGCTCGACCATCGGGTGGTGCCCGGCGATCCGCGGCAACTGGAGACGCGGTCGGCGCTGCTCACCGCGCTCGAGCGCCGCTATCGCCATGCGTCGGGACTGGACCTGCCGATCCATGCCACGTGCCTCGACACCGGCTACGCGACGGACGAGATGTACGACTTCGTGCTGATGTACCAGGCCCGGCGCATCTTTGCGACCAAGGGCTATGCCGGTAAGGGGGGCGAACCGATCGTCGGAAAACCCAGCGAGAAGCGCCCCGGTCGGCGTCAACGCCCGGTACGGCTCTACCCCATCAATGTCGACGACGCGAAGGCGTCGCTGATGTCGAGCCTGGCGCTCGCGGATCCGCCGGCCGAATCCGTGGTCGGCACCCGGCCCGGCGCCATTCACTTTCCGACGGCCCTCGATACGATCACCGAGGAGTACTTCGCGCAACTGTGTGCGGAACACCGAGAGACCCGCTACAACCGATCGGGCATCGCCACCCATGAAGTCTGGGTGCAGGACCGTGAGCGCAACGAAGCCCTGGACTGCGCGGTACTCTGCTTGGCGGCCTATCGCCTCCTGAACCCCAACATCCGGCAGATGGCCGATACGATCGCGGCCGCGGCGACGGTCGCGACCCGCCCGCGCGACGACGGGAGCCTCACCCCAGCGGATCCGCCCAGCACGCCGCTACCGGCAGGCCGACGCGTGGCGCGGAGCAAGTACCTGCGCGGGGGTGAATGATGCTCCCGGACCCCGAACGCTGCGCCACGTGTGGGTCCCGTGGCCGCGTCATCGACAGTCGCCGCGAGCACGGCTATCGGCGCCGGCGCCGGCAGTGCGTGGACTGCGGCCGGAAGTGGAACACCTACGAGAGTTTCCTCAACGTGCAGCCCGCGATCGCGGCCCGGCGGCGGCGCCTCTCGAGCCCGCCGCCGAGTGTCGTGCCGCCGGCCGAGGCCGCTCCACCGGCGTCCATCGGGCCCGCGCCGAAACCACCCAGTCGCCGCACCGCGCGCAGCCGCTACTTGGGCGGTTAGCATCGCCATTCTTCGACCTCGCAGTACACGCGCAGGCACTACCCAGAGTAGTGCCTGTCGTCCGTTTTGGCTCGTTCGGCGCTACCGTGAAGACCGATGGCGACCCGAGCGGAAATCGAAGCCAATCTCGTGACCGTGCGCGCGGCGCGCCTGCGTGGCGTGCGCACGGTCCAGTTTGCCGACCGGACGGTGACGTACACCTCCGACGCGGAAATGCGCCAGGTCGAGCAAGACCTCACCCGTGACCTCCTGGTCCTCTCCACCGACGCGCGGCCGAAGCGTGCGTACGGCGTCGCCACCAACGGGTTCTGAGATGCCGAGCGCCAGCTTCGCCCCCGAACTCGACCGCCCGCGGGTGCCACATGCTCGGGCCCAGGCCCAGACGTCGTATGACGCCGGCAGCACCGGGACGCGCCGAAGCGTAGGCTGGCGCGCGCCGACGGCGTCAGCCAACCAGGGCGTGCTCGCGAGCCTGACGACGCTGCGGGACCGGTCGCGGGCCGCGACCCGCAACGACGGGTACGCGAAGGGCATCATCGACAAGCTCGTGACGAACGTCGTCGGCACCGGCATCCAGCCCCTGTCTCAATGTCCGGATCCGGCGCTGCGCAAGCAAATCGACGCCTTGTGGCTGCGGTGGACCGACGACAGCGACGCCGACGGCCTACTGGACTTCTACGGTCAACAGATGCAGGCGGTGCGCACCTGGTTTGAGGGCGGGGAGTCCTTCACCAGGCTGCGTTCGCGGTTCGCGAGCGATGGCCTAACCGTTCCCCTGCAGGTGCAGGTGCTCGAGCCGGAGCTCTGCCCGCACAACTACACGGTCCTGTCTGCGACGGCCAAGGTGCGCGCGGGGATCGAGTTCAACGCCGTGGGCAAGCGCGTGGCGTACTACTTCCATCCGTCACGCCCGGAAGTCGACGACTACGATCAGTCCCAGCTTCGGCGCATTGCGGCGGATACCGTGTCGCACTTGTTCGACCCGCTGCGTCCGGGCCAGCTCCGCGGCATTCCGATCCTGACACAGGCCCTCATCGCGCTCTATGGGCTGTCGAAGTACCGCGACGCGACGCTGCTGCGCCAGGAGCTGTCGAACATGTTCGTCGGCTTCGTGAAGACCACCCCGACGACCGGCGACTCGCAGACCGTGCATCCGTTGACCGGCGCGGCCCTGCCGACCAGCCCGGACGACAAGCCCATGCTCTCGCTCGAGCCGGGCCTGATGCAGGAGCTGCTGCCGGGCGAGGACCTGATATGGTCGGATCCCCCGGAAGCCCAAGGCTTCGCCGACTTCATGCGGCAGAACCTCTATGACACCGCGGCGGCGACGGGCGTGCCGTATGAGGTCCTAACGGGCGACATGCGCGGCGTGAACGACCGGACGGTGCGCCTGGTGCTCCTCGAGTTCCGCCGGCGCATTCAGATGCTGCAGCACCACCACGTGGTGTTCCAGTTCTGCCGGCCGATCTGGAATGCCTGGATGGATCGGGTGTTCCTCTCGAGCGCGCTGCCGATCCCACTCGACTACATCGCGAACCCAGGGCCCTGGCAGGCAGTGAAGTGGAACCCGCAGGGATGGCCGTACATGAATCCCGTCCAGGATGTCGCGGCCGAGAAGGAGGCGTCCCGGTCCGGCTTCCGGTCGCGGAGCGGCATTGTGGCCGACCGGGGCGAGGACGCCGAAGCGATCGACCTCGAGCAGGCCGCCGACAACGCCCGCGCGGACGGGCTCGGCCTCCGCTACGACTCGGATGGGCGCACGGCGGCCTCGGCCTCTGCCGGGGCTGCGGGGGACGCTGCCCCGTCCGACACGACCGACGCGGGTACCTCGACCCAGAAGGAGACGGCCGCATGAGCAAGCGCACCTGGTATCGCGTGGAGGCCAAGGCGGCCGATCCGACGCTCGCCGAGATTCACATCATCGATGTCATCGCGAGCTGGGACGACGACTGGCTGGCGCGCAACTTCGGCTATGACCTGGGCGTCAGTGCCCGGGCGTTCGTCGAGGCCCTCGCGGCCTTGCCCGAGGCGGTGAGCACGATTTACCTGCACATCAACAGCCCAGGCGGGGACGTGCAGGCCGGCATCAACATCGCCAACGCGCTGCGCGAACAACAGGTCTCGAAGGGCCGAACGGTCGAGACCTTCATCGACGGGATCGCGGCGAGCATCGCCTCAGTGATCGCGATGGCGGGCAGCCGGGTGCACATCGGCGACAACGCGCTGATGATGGTGCACAACCCGTATTCATGGGCCATCGGCGACGCGGCGGAGATGCGCAAGGTCGCCGACATTCTCGACACGATGCGGGGCCAGGCGATCAACACCTACCAGTGGCACTCACCGCTGAGCGCGGAGGCGCTCGCGGCGCTCATGGATGCCGAAACGTGGATGAACGCCGACGAGGCGATCGCCAACGGGCTGGCCACGGACAAGGTCGCGGGGCTCACGGCGGCCGCCAGTATCGACCCGCGGGCGGCCGCGCGGTTGAAGGTGCCGCCGCACTACGCCGATCGCGTGAAGGCCTTCCTCGCACCGACGGTGGCCGCGCCGGCGCCGCCACCGTCACGAGAGGCCGAATCCGCTGCCGGCGTCCTGCGTCTGTGCCGCGCGGGCGATTGCCTCGAGCTCGCCGAGGAGCTGCTGGCGGCCGGCGCCACTGGTTCGGAGGTCGAGGCGCGCGTGGCCAGCGCCCGCCAGGCCAAGGCCGACGCGCGGACCCGCAGCGAGCAGATCACCGCTCTCTGCGTGAAAGCGACGCTGCCGGAGTTGTCCGCCGGGTACATCGCTGGCGCCATGACCATCGACGCCGTGAAGGCCCACTTGACGACCCTCACGGCTCGACTCGACAAGGTCGAAATCGACGGCAGCCTGCCAGCCGACCTCGGTGCGCGACCGAAGGCGCGGGTCAACACGCCGGACATCTACGCCATGCGGAATGGCACGGCGACTACCACGACGAAGACGAAGGAGTAGAGGGACCCATGGAGAAACTGCTGTTCACCGTCATGTCCGTCATCGTGGCGCTGCGGGTGGGCGCCCACAAGGCCGATCCGACGGCCGTCGTCAAGGTCAACGCGCGCGGGATGGGGCATGAATACGAGCAGGCCTGGCGCCGGCGCAGCCTGTTCGACCGGCCCCTGATGGTGGCGCGGTCCCTCTTCAGCGGCCAGCAGATGGCCCTCGACCGCATCCAGCGGCACGCGGTCTTCGGACCGGCCCTGATGGCGGCGGTCCTGTTGCTGGCCTTGCTGCTTCATCCGGCGGCGCTGCTTGCGGCGCCGGCCGTCTTCGGGACGATCACCGAGGGCACGCACGCCGGTGAATTCCTCATGGAGGAGCGCACCGGCATCGGCGCGCCGAGCCGCGAGAACATCACGGTGCTGTCGGGGCAGAACCTCACGGCCGGCGCGGTCATCGGCCGCGTCACCAAAGGCATCGGCCGCGTGTCGATTCCGACGGTCGTGACGGGGGGAAGCGCCAACGGCACGGTGAGCGCCGTCTTCGCGGGCCCTGAGGTGGAAGTCGGTGACTATGTGCTGACCTGCACGGCGGTGGTCGCGCATGGCGGCGTCTGGTCGCTGACCACGCCCAGTGGGAAGACGTTGCCGACGCTGACGATGACGCCGGGCGCCGGCGGATCGACGATCTACACGAGCCGGCATATCAATTTCACGATTACGGACGGGTCCGCCGACTTCGAACTCGCGGACGTGTTTACCTTCGTCGTGAGCACCACGACGCCGACCGTCATCGGCGGCACCGGCACCGGCGTGATGACGGCGCTGTCGCTGGGGCCCGACGCCAAACCCGGGCGCTACCAGGTCGTCAACCGCGTCGTCATCGCCAACGGCGGCGATTTCGAAGTGGTCGGCCCTGACGGGGACACGATCGGCCGGTTCAACTGGGCGAATTCCGGCTCGACGGCGTCCTTCACCAGCCGGCAGGTCAACTTCACGCTGTCGGACGCGACCGACTACATCGCCGGGAACTACTTCGACATCTGCGTGTTCAACCAGTTGTCGGGGGGCAAGGTCGTCGCCTGGGCGCCAGGCATCTACGACGGTCGGCACACGGCGGTCGGCATCCTCTATGACGCGATCGACGCGTCGGCGGGCGACCTGGCGGGCGTCATCGTCACGCGGGACGCCACCGTGATGAAGTCCGCCCTGCAGTGGGGCGCGTCGATCACGTCGGCTCAGAAGGAGTCGGCCTACAAGGACCTCGCGGCGCGCGGGGTCGTGGCCCGGTAGCGCGGGCCATTTCCCTGAACCCGAGGAGAGACGACCATGGCACAGCTCGACGTTTTCACCGGCGACCCGTTCAGCATGCACTCGCTGACCCACGCCTTCAACACGATGCCGTACCAGCCGATGCGGCTCGGGCAGCTCCGGCTGTTCGGCGAGGCCGGCGTGCGGACGACGTCCATCGACATCGAGTCGAAGGACGGCCGGCTCTCGCTGATCCAGACGTCGGCGCGCGGCGGCGCGGCGCCCGACCCGGTCGGCCAGAACAAGCGCACGATGCGGACGTTCCGCGCCTATCACCTCGAGCGTGACGCCAAGGTCTACGCCGACGAGGTGCAGAACATCCGCGCCTTCGGGTCGGAGACGGAGCTGCAGCAGGTCCAGGACCTCGTGAACGAGCGCCTGGCGGAGCTGCGGCCGGCTCACGAGACGACGCTCGAGTACCACCGCGTCAACGCGCTGCAGGGCACGCTGCTCGACGCGGACGGCTCGACCCTGCTGAACCTCTTCACCGAATTCGGCGTGTCGCAGCAGACGAAGGACTTCGTGTTCTCGGTGTCGACGACCGACGTGCGCGACGCCATCGTCGCGGCGAAGCGCCTCGCTGAGGCCGAGCTCGGGGGCGACGTGATCACGGGCTGGCGGGCCTTTTGCTCGGCGGAATGGTTCGACGCCTTCATTGCCCATGCGACCGTCGTGGCGGCGCTCCAGTACCAGGAATCGGTCGCGCTGCGCACCGACCTGCGCACGGGCTACGAGTATGGCGGCGTCATGTTCGAGGAATACCGCGGCTCAGTGACGAAGCCGGACAGCGTCGGCGGAGGCACCGCGGCCTTCATCCCGGCCAACGTCGCGTTCCTGGTGCCCGTCACCGCGCGGCCGATCTTCATCACGCGCTTCGCGCCGGCCGACTATGAGGAGACGGTCAACACCCTCGGCCTGCCGCTCTACGCCAAGCAGGTCCCGGACCCGACCGGCCTGAACAAGTACCGGCTGCTGAACACGCAGAGCAACCCGATCTGCCTGTGCACGCGGCCGCGCGCGGTCATCAAGCTCACGAAGTCGTAAAGGGGCCGCCGTGAGCGCAGGGTGGGTCCCACTGGACCCGTTTCTTGACGCCTTCGGGGTGCCGGCCACGGTGACGCGGCCGGTCCCCGAGGAATCGCCGGTGACGACAACGGCGGTGTGGGTCGCGACGCCTGAAGAGGACCCGCAGCCGGTCGGCACCGTGTTCCGCCGACGTGAGCCGCGGCGCATTCTGGTGCTGCCGCGGGCCGACCTCGCGACGTTGCCCAACGGCACGACGATCGTCGCCGCCGAGGAAGTCGGGAGCGTCGAGAAGACCTGGATCGTCGATGGCCTCGATCGCGTCGAGGCCGACACCTGGCGAGCGATCGTGAAGCTTGCGATGACGTAGGGAGCCATGCCGACCATCGAGGTACAGCGGGACCAGTTGCTTGCGGCCGACGAGTATCTGCGGGAGTTCCCGCCGCGGGCGCAGCGGGCCCTCCTGCGCGCGATGAATCGGTCCATCAAGAGCGCCCGTACGGTGATGGTGCGCGAAATCGCCAAGGACACGGGCCTGAAGTCCAAGGACGTGCGTGACGCCCT